ACGACATAAGAGAAACACAATACTATCAAAAGTAAATGATAGAACCTATGTATGGGTTAACAAAGAGGAATAAATATGGATATTAAACCAAGAAGAAGTCTACAAAATGGTAGATGGGATAGAAGACTGAAAGAGCGTATGGTTGCGTTAAGTAACGCAGACAACTATGATGATGCAAAACATGAGTGGATTGCAACAGGAAATGTTTGGTGGCATGAAGTAGGAAACTATGAAAACTTACCAGACTATGTTGCTGTTCACCCAGATAAATGCCTATGTGGACATGACATTGTATATCATTTTGAAATCCATAATACCGAAACTGATGTTAGAGAATGTGTGGGTTCAGACCACATTAATTCGTATCTAATTCTACGAGCAATTCGTGAGGAAACAGGATTAGAAGATGACTATATTACTGATGACATGATTGAAGAGTGGATTCAAGTAAGAGTTACTGCATTGAAAAAGAACGCTTGGTGGAAGATGCATGGTGAACAGTTTACTGAGATGTTTGATGCAGTAAAAGACATTGACCTTAGAGTTAATGTTAGAAAGAGTGGTAAGAAATACTATGACCAAACTTTGAGAATGTTTAGAGATAAAACTCAAATGCGTAAGAGAAGCGAGGGAACGTTTGGAACACCAAGTTATCGAATGGCTTCAATAGTATGGCGATGGAATCACCCCGACAATCAAAAGGCTCAAATCAACACAAAGGGTTGGCCTAACAAGAAACTGTATAATGATTTAATGATGTTTTATTTCACGCTTGAAAAAGCAAACGCGGTTATCGCAAAAGAAGATGAATTTGTGAAGGCGAGAATGGACGAAATCAAAAAACATGATGAAATTCAACAGAACCGACTTGTTGCTGCAAAAGAACGCCGCGAAAGAGTAGTGGAAACTGTAGAAGACATGACACATCAGCCCAAATTTTTGGAGATGTGTGAATATTATGGATTAAAACCTTTCGTTCCCGAACAAGGGAAAGACAATTGGGAAGAAAGATTCTTAAATGATATTAAACACCGGATGATAAAGGGAAACCCACTAACAGATAAGCAATTAACTAAACTGTGGGAAATACTTGATTCGGAAACAAGAGAAGCAATACCAGCGACTCAAAAACAGAAGGACTATTTGATTCGTTTAGGATTTGAAGGGGATGTTGATGACATTAGCAAATCCGATGCAAGCGAACAAATAAACAGAATAAAACAAGAGAGATGGAACACATGAGTGACAAGAAGAAGACTAAGGCTGATGTAGAAAAAGAACTAGAGGAAACTACTGAACAGTTGCAAAAGGTAAGCGTGGCTTATCAGCAACTTCTAGTAGCAAATCAAAGTTTGAATCTATTAGTCAGCAAATATGAAGAAACCATCAATCTGCTTACCGCGAGAATTTTAGAATCTCGCCAACAGCAAGGTTGATAAGCCCTGTCGGTTAGGGAAACCTACCGACATGGGACAATAAATGAGGCGATAAATATGATATTGACTATAATGAACGATACTGGACATACCACCTTAGAAGTTACTGCTTCTGAGGTAATAGACCAAATTAACGACCACCCTACCCATTGGGTTTTTATTGATGGGGAAATCACATCAAGAGAGATGATTTCGGAAGTTAATTGGGATAGTGTTGAGGATGTTTCCTTAACACAGGCTATTGTTGGCGGCTTCTAAGCCCCTTCAATACGCCTAAAATTTTAGAAGATTACTGAGCGCAGCCCCTTCGCGCTCGGTTTTCTTCGCCCTTAATGGAGGTTAAGAACTTGATTGAAAATGATAATTTTAATTTTGTAACTGATTCACATTTTCCAAAGATAATGGAAATATTTGGATGGTCTTTGAAGGAATATAAGACATATAACAATCTTGCAGTTGTAAGAGCAGACTTCTATCCTGTTGGATATGTATTAGGCTTTAGTAAAAAAGCAGTAATAGTATGTGATGGGGAGATGTTGATTACTTACAACGGTAAAGAGTATAATGACTTTTCACAATTATATGAAGAATATGGGGATGGAGCATATGAAACATTTCCAGATTGGGACATAAAAATTGTGAAAGAATGGCTCATTAAAGGGCTGGACGGAGAATGGGTTTTCGCATTCTCAAACTTGGCAGAAATGCCTTACAGAACGCAGGTGAAGTGCTAATGACAGAAGAAACAGCAGGAGAAATAATGAGTAAAATAACGCATTACTTAAAGTATGCGAAATATAAACACGATGAGCAAAAGAAGGAAACATGGGAAGAAACGGTAAATAGAAACCGTGAAATGCATCTCAAGAAATTTGGACATTTAGGCCCAGAAGTATATGAGGGTATTAATCGCATATATGATGACTTTGTAATGACAAAGAAGATTCTACCTTCAATGCGCTCATTCCAATATGCAGGTAAGCCAATTGAAATTGCTCCAAATAGCATTTATAATTGTGCATACTTGCCTATTGATGACATGGCTTGTTTCCATGAAATATTCTTTTTATTATTGAATGGAACAGGCGTAGGATATTCGGTGCAAAGACACCACGTTGTCAAACTACCGGAGATTCGTAAACCAAATCCAGCAAGAAGTAGAAAAATTGTAATACAGGATTCTATTGTTGGATGGGCAGACGCTATTAAGGAACTATTTCGTTCCTATACAGGCGAACTGACACAAAAACCTAGATTTATCTATGATGATATTAGACCCAAAGGAACTCCTTTGAAGACTAGAGGCGGTAAAGCACCCGGCCCCGAACCTTTGAGAGAATGTCTAGTTATTATAGAGAATATGCTTACACAAATGGAAGATGGTGATTATCTATCTCCACTACAATGCCATGATATTATTTGTCATATGGCAAATGCAGTAACTGCTGGTGGAAATAGACGAGCAGCATTAATTTCTTTATTTAGTGCAACAGATGAAGAAATGAAAACGTGTAAGTCTGGACATTGGTGGGATGGTAACTCTCAAAGAATGAGAGCAAACAATTCTGCCGTTATTCTACGAAGCAAGGTAACTAAAGATTACTTTAATTCCTTGTGGAAGAATATAGAAGATTCTAAGTCTGGAGAACCCGGAATCTATTTCACACATGATAAGGATTGGGGAACTAATCCTTGTTGTGAGATAGCATTACGTCCTTATCAGTTCTGTAATCTAACAGAGGTAAATGCCTCTACAATAGAGGATGATAAGGATTTGTATGAAAGAGTGGAAGCCGCAACTATACTTGGAACATTGCAAGCAACATATACTGACTTCTATTATCTGCGTGATATATGGAAGACAACAACTGAAAGAGATGCCCTTCTAGGTGTATCAATGACAGGAATTGCTTCACAGAAGACAGACATATTAGATGTAACAGGTGCGGCACTTCATGCTAAAGAAGTAAACAAGAAGTGGGCAGGGCTATTAGATATTAACCCTGCTTCAAGAATTACCTGTGTTAAGCCATCGGGAACATCTTCAATGATATTAGGAACGTCAAGCGGTATTCACGCTTGGCACGCCGATTATTATATTAGAAGAATTAGAATTGGTAAAGACGAAGCAATCTACAACTATCTGGATAAGAATCACCCAGAATTAGTTGTCGATGAAATAGGTAATACCGAAGGTGCAGTAATTGAGATTCCTCAAAAAGCACCACAAGGAGCCTTAACAGGGCAAAGAGAAGACGCTTTTGGTTTCCTTGAAAGAGTAAAGAACATGACTATTAGATGGGTTAACCCCGGACATAGTGATGGTCAAAATACTCATAATATCTCAGCGACTGTGTATATTGATGACGGTCAATGGGATGAGGTTGGCGAATGGATGTGGTTAAACAGACATTATTACAATGGTCTGTCATGTTACCCTGAAAAGGCACATTATACCCAAGCCCCATTTGAAGCGTGCGATAAAGAAACTTATACTGCAATGTTAGCATCTCTAAGAGAAATTGATTTGACTAATATTATAGAATTTGAAGATAGCACCGATTTTAGTGACCCCGCTTGCGGTGGTGGCGGCTGTGACATATAGAAGTCACACAATAATAAGAAACCTTAAATCTCTCAAGATGATATGGCCTCTAATGCTTGAACAAGCAGAAAAAGAAATAGAAATACCAACCTCAACATATGTTGGACATTATCGTGACGAATATATGTATAATACTAAAGAGTCAGCACTAAAGGCTTTGAATAAATATTATGAGGACACGTTATCTGAGATAGAAACGCTTAAGGCTTTTTTACTGTATGCACGAAGACTTTTTATAGTAAGCGGCATAGTAAGTAGTGATAGAGAATGGTATAACCTCTTAAAATTATACTACGATATTGGAATGTATATAGAAGTGAATAAAAATGATGATTTGTAAATGTGGAAATAATAATTTTGAATTAATGATGAATGCCAAACTGCAATGCCAAAGTTGCGGTAAATATTGGAACCCCTTCTCTGCTCAAGAGCATAAGGTAATGGAGAAGGACGGGTTTCATTTCTTCTGGGTAGTAATGCGAAGCCATTTCTTAGATAGATGGGATATTCAATTGCCCGACTTAGAAGAAGAAGAACTGTTAAAAGACTGTGTAGCGTTGAAGAACGTTAGTAAGCAAAACAAGGCTTACTTTACCCCATATCATGGGGGCCATCTTTTCTGGAAGTTTAAGTTTAACAAGCAAAAGAGAAGACTAGAACTAGAGTTAATAACAGTCACTTCAACTAAGGTAAAAGAGTTGAAGTATGAAAAGAACCCAAAGAAAATGGATATAAAATTTAAGTGATAAAATGGATGATAATGCAGTATTAGAATTATATGGTAAATTAAATAAAACTCAGATAATAAGCGGTTATAAAAAGTATCTTGAGGAAAATAAGAGATTTCGTAAGAAGAACGATGGGTATAAGGGAAACATCCCATCTAAATTAGAAAGACCTAAGATTGGTGACACAGTTTATTCTTGGAGACAATTCAAGAAACTGCCAAAGGCTTCTGTTATCGTTTACACCTTTAGCCAAGGGTGTGACGTAAAGTTTTTGTCTAAGTTATTAGACAATGGTTTCTTTAGTAATAAGAAACACAAGCCACCACAGAAAAAATTGCCTTCTCATTATCGTAAAAGAAGAAAGGTTCAAGTTATTGAAATGGGCCGCTACGGTAAGATGGTATCTAAATACTATTGGCCCCACGAATTAAAACAAAGAGAGGAAGAATAAGATGTTAGATAATTATGAATATAAACACTCGTTTACATTTATCATAAATACCGCAGATGATAATCGGGACAACACCCAAATAACAGATGTTGATATATATTCTAGTTATCCTCTTTCTTCCTACCGTACTGACGCATACGGGCCAAAATTTAGAACAGAAGTTATTTGTCATTTGTCACGCTCAAATAAGAAAGGTGACCCTCTAGTGTTGGGTATTGCAAGCACTCTTGAAACCACGCTTAGATTACAAACTAACAGAGGAGGACGCTATGGGACTTCAGATATGCCGGAGAACGTTAAATTGGCTATTGTATTTCCTAATACTGTTGCAGAAGCAACGGGTGGGCCTATGATAATAACCATAGAGAAAAAGAATCCTTACTATTACTTAATGAATAATAGAGTGACCAAGAAAAACTGTATGCTTAATGTGGCTAGAACAATCTATCGTTCTTGCTTTGAAGATGATTCATTGAAACTAATGGACTATATGTTTAACATGATTGTGTTGCCCGAAAACATCAAGTATGTTTTGGAAAATAGAACCCCTTACTTCTTTATCAACGACCCTCTGAATAAAAAGGGACAACGTGAAAGAGTAGAAGTTAGATTAAACACAGAAATGATTGGGCCAACAACAGCAGCATTAGAAATATCTGATGGTGTTTGGGCACCAATTGAAGTTAAAGACCTTGATGTGTTTATTAACTTTCATCATCATGGACATAAACGTTCTACTAAGTGGATGCTAAGTCCTAAAGGACTATGGAATACTTTGTTGGGAGAAAAGCCTAGTGAGTCACAAGAGCATTTAATGTATGAGTTTCTAACCCAAAACAGAACATCAGATTTGGTCGAGGAAAGAGCAAAGCAACTTATGCAAGACTTAGTGGATAAGTATCCAGACAGAATTAAAATTGTTAAGTATCAAAATACTCAAAATAAATGGATTACTGCTATGTTAGTGAGAGGTAAGATGGCTGATTGGATTATCATAGATTCTGCATATAAGACACGGATTCAAAAGGTAAAGACGTTCCTCTTTGTTCATAAGGATACTATACTAACTGAGCCTGACCGAAGATATGGTATAACTGAAGTCAATAACTTTGATGCAGGTTTACTAAGAGGCCCAATTTGTATTGATAACATTCATACTAATACTAGTCTGGGTGACCAATATGCTGCTAGAGCATTAGCACTACTAAATGATAATGTGACTATACAGTTAGTAAATACTATCCAAAGATATGTGCCTAAAACAGTATTGGATGGAGAAATGGAATCCCGGTTTGACTTTGAAAACTTAACGGGTTCTGATATTAAAAATAGATTGGGGAATCAAATGTGAATTGTTTAAATTGTTCTAGCAATATGCTAGATTTTGATGAGAGACTTAATGAATTTGTATGTGGGGAGTGTAGAACGGTGTTAGTAAATAGAATACATGAAGATGTAATACCAATAACTTACAAACCTAATGTCACTCATGTGAGAAGTGGTATAAACACCTTGCAGACAGAAGTAAATATGATTGCTTCATACTATGAGTTTGATTATGAAGTAGAAGACGACATTACTGCGTTAATCCGCGAAGTGGTAGAAAGAGGAATGCCTTACTCTGAAAGAATGATAGCCAAGGCAATTCTTCATTACGTCTTTAAATGCCACTTAGTCCCTAACAATATCCGAAAGGATATTAGAGGAGAACGAGATAAACGGACATTTAAAAAGGCATTAGGTGTAATTAAGCATTATGTTGATACGCCTTGGTGGAGAACAAATAACCCGGAAGGACACATTGCGAAAATAGTAAGTAATATGTTTGTAGTGAGCGATGCAGTTCCTGATGATTTTAGAGATGATATGATTAACGATGTAAAAAAAGTTATTCATTATATGGATGAAGTGTTATCGAATCAAGGAGTTGGGCAGACTATGACAAACTATGCCATGATGGTATGGTTAGCCACTACTGTGTTACTTAGAATAAACTTAAGTGTTAATGAAATAGCAGAAGTGTTCTTTGTATCAGCAAGTTCTATTAAGAAAAGATGGGACGCAACACAACACTTGTTTAACGTTACAAGTAGAAGTATTCTAAACCTAACGTTAGAAGAATTTATAGAAGGAATAAGATATGGATAAAAATAAAAGAAATGTAATGATAATAGGAGTAGGTGGAATAGGCAGTTATCTTGCCCCACTACTAAAGAGAGTAGGAACTTATTCTATGTTTTTGGCAGACCCAGATATTGTAGAAGAAAAGAACCTATTATATCAAAACTTTGATAAGGTAAATGTAGGAGAAAAGAAAGTTGATTCTCTATTTATGCATGGTCATGTTAGAAGTGAATATCGCATAAGAACAGATGCTTGTCTTAGAAAAGATAAAATGGATTTAATTATTTGTTGTGCAGACAACCTAGATATTAGAAGACTTTTGTATCGTCAAGGATTTCAAGACGATGCTAAAGTTAAATGGTTAGATTTAAGAGCGCAAGGTAGAAATGGGGCATTAATTAGTTATTTAACTGACCCCAAATTTAGCGATATGTTCTTACAAGGGCCGGAAGGTTCTTTCTCCTGTCAAGGAGAGCAAGATGAGATTACACCAGAGAGCGTGCATTTTACCCACGTTGCAGTAGCAGGTATGGCTGCACAATGGATTCAAAGATGGTTCAATGGTGAAGAAGTAAAAGATAAAATGGTGATAAATATATGAAACACAAGAGAAGAGTTTGGAATGAAGAGGAAAAGAAATTCCTTTGGGAATTGCACACAACAAAGATGGATGATGGTAAGAAATTGCCTCATGCTTTAGTAGTGCATTTCTTTAATGAAAGATATAAGAAGAGAACGCGTAGTTCTAAAAGCATAGAATATATGCTAGGGAAGATGACTAAGGTTGAAGCAATAAAGAAAGTCAAGGTAACTCCTGATATGGAGAAGACCGTTGCTGAACTTACTAAGTCAATTGAAGAGAAGCCAAAGAAGAAGAAAGATATGCGAGGAAAGGGTGATAGACGACAGTTTAACACTAAGAATGCTAGAAAGGCTTGGAATTATCCGGGTGATAAATACCTAGTAATGAATTGGGATGCAAGCGATGATAACAGAAAGAAGGTTGCAAAACATCTAGGTAGAACAATACAGTCTTGTCGTAATAGACTAAGTAAGATTAAGAAGCAACCAGACTACTATCATAAGTTGTTAGGAATGGATACTTCTACACATTCTGTAGTTATTGACCACGGCACTTCTGCGATTTCTCAACCAAAAGTTGATAACGGCGGCGGGTTGCTAGAGCGTTTGTTGAGATGGGTAGTCCATAGACGACAAACCAAAGAGCAGCGTAAGATTGCAAAGATTGAAAGAAAGTTGCAAAAGTTGAGAGGAATTTAAATGGCGTTAACAGAGATAAACATGGTTGGTTTTGAAGTTAAGATAGAAGATTGGAAAGAGAAGATTCAATGGGCTTATCGGAATGGAAGCACTCAAGATTTCCATGATGCTATTTGGGCTATGTCAACATATGCCTTCGATATACCTAGAGAAGTGCAGGTAGTTATTGATAGACATGATATGCTCTTTATGAGCGTAGGCACACCGGGTTTTGTATCCTTTGATGGACATTTCCCTAAAGGTATGGTAATACCTTTGAAAGAATGGATTCATACTCATCCATTCGGGCAAGCATATTTTAGCGGTACTGATAAGAATACCGTAAAGATATGGCATAGTCTATTAGAGTCTGCTACTGTTTTGGGTAAGCACCAAAAAGCAGTATTGCAGTTTAGAGTATTAAACGATGGGAAAGACCATTTGTATACCCATAGTGAAAGAGAAAACAGATGGAACACAGTCAACCAAGTAATGACAACGCTTTGGGATGATGAAGAAGAATAAGGTGAAAAAATGAATAAGGCATATGTAATAAGCCTCCTGTTTATGACAGGAATGTTGGCAGGTTGTGCGGAAGCAATTCCCGACCCACCAAGCGTAGTTGAAGGAGCAAATGCACCAGAATGGTCGTATTTGAACGGAACCTACACATATATAGTTGAAGATAATAATTCAACGATTCCTGTGATAACACTAGGAAATGAAAGCACTTGGCTACAGGTTGATTCCTTTACGCTGAATGCAACCCACATGAGTTTTGTGACAGAAGATAATGCTATTACCTTCAACAACAAGTCATTTACTCTAAGTGGGTATCTACACCAAGAGGGTGTGCTTTGGGATGGCGGTTATGCCCCACTTATGGGTAATAACACATTGTTCTTCCCTAAGTTTCCATACGATATAACTGTGGATTACATGGTTGTATATCGTGAATGGACAGGAACAGAGTGAGTAAAATGAAGAAGGCAATAACAGTTAAATTTCCTGCCCCAATGCCCGCAGAAGTGCCTTGTCCCATTTGCAGTAAAGAAGAAGGCAAGAGAGGAGGAGGTTGCTTAGGGTGCAATTGGAAGGGTAAGATGGAAGTAACTGTTGATGCCAAAATACCAATTCAAAGAGTGCATATTATACAATATGTTGCTGATAATTTAAGTGCGGTTTCGTCTGAACTAACCAGATTGTTTGGTTTAGTTCCTGAAGTTTCTACTTTAGAAGTAATTGATAGTGAGTTGGGTCAATACGAAATCGTGCAAATCAGCAGTTTAGGGGGGGCAGTTTGGATAGCAAATAGATTAGACGAATTTGCCGCCCCTAGATACTTATTTAATTCAAAGGACTTATCCAATTTTAGAAAGGGGTTAGAACATGAAAGATGAGAGAATAATAGCAAGAATACCAAGAAACGCTGCTGATGAGTTAGTCATTAGAACGGCGAATTTTTGGAATATAGACATAATAGATATGCGGTGGTATAAGAATGGTGAACCAACGCGTAAAGGACTTAGAGTAAATATGCAAGAAGGCAAGACTTTACTCAAGGCAATTAAAAAAGCAATAGGTGATGAAAATGATAACAAGCAAGAATCAAGTGAAGACAACGGTGAAGAATAGATTCACCAATGTATATGTGAATCCAAACGCATATGATGAAATGAAACTAGCAATAGAAGATTACGTTGAAAAACTTCTATCTTATGTAGAAGAAGAATATGTAAACGATGCTAGAAAGAAATTGGACGGTAACCACGTTAATAGTGCGGTGGTTAAAATGAATAGAATATTGCCGGGAGGTAGATATTAATGAGTAATTTAAATTGGTGTATGTGTTGGAGAACCGAATGGGAATATAATCACATGACAGATGATAAAGGTGGATGCAAACATTGTGGAAAGAGAGTTAAGTTCTTTTTCGTTAAGAAGGTGACAGCATGAAACCTTGCTTTAACTGTGGAACCTATGATGGTAAAAATAAAGATGGCAATACTATTGCATTACAATCAACCAAGTTTGGTAGTGTTTGTGGTGCTTGTATAGAAGACGCGCTTTCTTTTTTGTATGCCAAAAAGAAAGGAGGACTATAGATGACAGAATGTTTTATATGTAATAAAGATAAAGAACAACTACTTGCAATTGATAATAAGAGATTAAATTTCAAGGCTACAGTTTGCTTTCCTTGTGTCGTCCTTAAACTAAAAGAAGAAAAGGATAAGGATGCACACGCACAAATTGCTAAACTATTTGCAGAGGAAGCAGTATGAAGTTTGCAGAATTTGCTAGACTATGTGAAGCAATAGAATTTGTAAACCCTACTATTAAGATAACGATTGCTTCACAAGCAATGCACGGTGTAAAGAATAAACGCGATATGATGGAAATTCTAGCAATGGAATATCCTGTTGCTAACATTGGTTCTAAAAGAATCCAAAAGTGGATATGTTCTTCACTAGGAATTTTTGATGATGAATTAGATGATGCAATATATACTTGGGGAGATATTGGTGAAGCAGTTGCTCAAGTAGATGAAGGAAATGAAACAGATTCAAATCTAACACTATCATCTATACTGCGAATATTGAGTATGGATTATAGTAGAATTGAAAGTAATACTTATACTAATTTTGATGCTGCATTTAGTGCAATGAGTGCTAGAGAAAAGAAGTGGTTTGTAAGATACTTATTGAGAAAGCCACGTAACGGTATTAATAATAAGATACCGTTGAAACTATTAGCAAAGGTTTTTGATAAAGGCGTTAGAGAGATTGAAAAGTTTAGAATGTTTAATGATGTGGTAGACATTACTGAATGGTTAGAATCAGGACAAGACCCCCCATGTAATTTACAACATGGGGTCTTTGTATCCCCTATGTTAGCCAAGGCCCGAAAGGGTGCAGAGAAACCAGCAGAGTTTATCATTGACGTTAAGTATGATGGTAACCGCTATCAAATTCATAAGAAGAAATTGCTCAAGGATTTGGACGATGTTATTATATTTAATAGAAAGGGTAAGATTGTTACAGACCAATTCCCAGACGTTAAGGATATAGTTTCTGAGTTTGAAGGAAACATGATATTGGACACAGAAATCTATCCTATCAATAGAGATGGTTCTCCTGCTGAACACAAGTTGATGGCAAAGAGAGTCCATAAGAAAGACAAGGCAAAAGCAGTAGAGGAATGTCCTGTTCATTTAGCAGTATTCGACATACTATCTTATAATGGTGAAACATTCTTAGAAGAGAAGTTTTCTGATAGAAGACTTTTGTTGGAAGATAAAGTGCCCGAAGATTACCACGCTACTACCTTACCCGAAAACATTAAGGCGGCGTATAACCTCGCTATTGATTGGGGCTATGAAGGTATTATGATTAAGGATGCTACCATGTCTTATCAAGCAGGTAAGAGAAGCAAAGGATGGTTAAAGTATAAACCTCCTCTAATCGAACTAGATGTAGTCATTACATCTGCTGAGTATGGTGAAGGGAAAAGAAGTAGTGTGTTTGGAACATATGGTATATCTGTAAAGGATGGTTCAGACTATGTATCTGTTGGTAAGGTTGGAACAGGCTTTTCTGATTTAGACCTAGACTTCTTAACTACTGAGTTAAGAAAGAATGTTGACCACTTTGAAGGTGATACCTATCATTTCTTACCTAGAGTAGTATTGACAGTAAGAAGCGACTTAGTATCAATGGACGCTAAAGGAAACCTCGGACTGAGATTCCCAAGATGCGTAGCCATCAGACATGACAAGTATGCTTCTGATGCTGATACGCTGACAAGACTACAGGAGATGGCTTAAAATGATAGCAGAAGGTGATATAACGCTAATAGACAATTTGCCCTATAATTGTTTAAAAATTGAGGGTGGAGTGGCATTTTTGAAGATGGTTGGTGAAGAGAAGCGGGGTCGTTTCCGAAAGATGGATGCAAAAATGGTTCCCTATCTGGACGAGAATAAAAACTTAATCGTTCCAAAGGCAAAACCATTCTCAAGAAGACGAATGCTTCGATTTGATTACATGAAGGTCATTAAGGAGAATGTTGATATGGGCGTATCCCATGATTTACCTTATTGGGTTGCTGAGTGGTTAGAAAATCTTGTAGTGCAATTGGCACATAAGGCAGAACAGAATGCTATTGATAGCAAATCAAGAACAATTAATTCAGGTCATTGGTATTGGTTTGAAGCAGGGCCAACAGAAGGATTAGGACATTGGCCTACGCAAGTTGAGTATGCTAAAGACTACAAAGAATACTTAAGAGATGAACAAAATAAAGTAGAAGAGGAATGAAGAATGTTTAGTAAAGGACAATTAGAAGGAATATTGTTATCCTTGACAAAACCAGAAGTGCATATGTCAAGGTCTGATGATACATCTATTGGATATAGAGTAAGAGTCAGAATAAACTTTAGGGGGAGTGAACCTTTTTTACTTGCCTTAGGAGATACCTTTAATAAAAGAGGTATTAAGTATACGTTTAAAGAAAAGGAACATAAGAGCAGACCGCGACCAATATTAACTGTTGGTGGTTTAGTAAATATTTGGAAACTATGTCAATTGGTTCCAGATGATTTACCAGATTCAAAGAATATGTGGTCTGATTTTAAAGAGATAATTAGATTGATAGACAATGGAGAACACTTAACGTTAGAAGGATTTGAAAAGATTCTTAAACTTAAAGGGGAAATCTAATGTTTAACAAACAAGATGTTACTAAGTTGGTAATGTTTTCAGAAGACACGCTTAGGCGTGGATGCAGAGAATGTAAATATGACCAACTAGCATTTACGGCAGGAATAAGTGTAGAACCTAAAACAAGGGTTTACTTCTTAGATATTGATTGTCCTAAATGCGGAACATCTTACAAAGAGATTATGAATATGGAAGAGATTGAATGATTGGTATAGAAATAAAAAGACCGATAATAATTGTAGGTAAAGAAGGAACGCCCAAAGACCAAAAGGCAATGGAGTTTCTTAGTAATGACCCTATAATTAAATATGCAAATGAATATGATATTACTGAAAATAACAGTATTCCCATTGATAGAGGCATCTTGATTAAGGATGTTACTTACAAACCCCAAGTTGATTTAATTATTGACACGTTAGATAATTATAGAGGACAGGTTGTAATAACATCACTTAATCAAAAGGATGTTCCTAAGAAACTTTTTAACAAGTGTAAGTTAAAAAGAGCAACAAAGAATGTAATGCGAGAAGAGTTAAGTCGCATTGCACCAAATTCAGATGACCCCGGAATTGATAGCCAAAATATCTTTTCCCTAATCCATTTCTATTTAAGAGAAAAGGATAGAGAAAAGGTAGTCGCTGAATTAAAATGGAGTAAGCCGTTTGATGAACAGTTTATTTCTTGGGTGGCAAGCAATATAAGCCCACATAAGTTGGCATACATTGATGCAAAGGTTAAGAGAAGATGGTCACAAGATTACTTCTACGAATTACTTGGATATGCTCACACCGGAGAGGTAATAGGTAAAGCAAAATTTCCTAGTAGAAAACCTAAGAATCATAAAGGCCCAATATGTAGAAAGTTAAAACTAAAAACTAGTCAGTTCTATTTGTTAGAACAACTTGTTAAAGACAAAGACTTTGCACGCTATGCTTCTAAACAACTAAACAATGTTGAAAGAAGAGTGCTTAGACTACCAGAACCTACAAAGAGAAAGAAGGTATTAACTCAAAAGATAATCACATTAGGTGATTTTTAATGGCAGGAAAAAATAAACATTATTATAGAAAGAAAGTAGCCAAAGAATTTGGTATAAAACATAAAGGAGAACCCTTTCATATTTCCTTACTTGTGCAATATTGCAATGGATATAAAAGTCAAAGAGGAAGACCACATTTGAGAACACAAACAAATGGTCAACAACTAGGAAATATCCTTAAGGGAATGAAAGAGTTTCAATGTATCTCTCCCGCGACTTGGGAATATATAGGAGAGGAAGAAGAATGAATTTAGGAATAGTAGGTTCAAGAAACTTTAATAATCGCGCAACTATGATAGAACAAATATACAAAGTATTACCAGAAAATTTTACTACACATGATAATTTTATTGTAACAGGTGATGCAAGAGGAGCAGATGCTTTAGCAAGAATGGAAGCAATTCATCTTGGTTTAGAGGTTATAGTTCACCGTGCGAATTGGAACTTATATGGTAAGAAGGCAGGGCCAATAAGAAATCAGAAGATTGTAGATGATTCTGATGCTTTAATTGCCTTTCCTTCCAAGCATGGAAGAGGCACACAGATTACAATGAACATGGCAAATAAGAAAGGAATACCTGTCTATGTAGTAGATGATTGGGAGTCATTAGAATGAATGGAGAACGGGGAAACTGTGTTGAATGTGGAAAAGAATTTTTTACACATAGAACAGGGAAACATTGTAAAAGATGTTTTTGTGAAATATGGGGAGATAAACTATGACCATATGGTTTATCGGTGGCAAAGGAGAACAACAAGTAGAAACTTGTGTTGTCTGTAATCACACTAATAGATATATATTTGGTATAAGACAATACGTTGAAGTTGATGGGGGTTCGGTTTGTATTCCTTGTATCAATGTATTTGTTAATGATTATATTGTTATGGTAAATCCTTGGGATAAGAAACTATGGGAGGAAGAAGAATGAGAGATGAAAGACACAACTTTGTTGTAGAAAAACTTGAAGAAATGTTAATAGAAATGGAAGAATCATATGCGAATAGAGAATTGATTCGTAAAGATATTATAAGACAGTATAGAGACTTAGAACATTTGGTAAAATATTTACCAGATGATTTTACAGGAAAAGATTGGATGGAAAAGAATCTTGTAAAACAAGAATCCTTACTTGGCGAGATGGAAGAGGCATCAAAAGCACAAAGAAAGTATATTGACCAATGTGTGAAATCTAGTGCTTCAATTACATATGCTATTGACTTACACGCACAAGATGTTTTAAGCGATGAAGAGTTGCAAGACACAATACAAATGGAAGCCGAACTAATTGAGGCTCACAACCCCGAATATAAATACTATGGAGTAGATTAATATGTTATGGACAGAAAAATATAGACCTCATCATTTAGATGAGATAATAGGACAAGATAAGTTTGTTGATGATGCTTTATCTTGGGAAAATGGTATGCCAAATGTATTGCTTTATGGTGTGGCAGGTGTAGGTAAAACTGCCGCAGCAGGAGCATTGGCAAATCATATATTAGATGGTAGCAAAGATGGTAATTTCTTTGAGATAAATGCCTCTGATGATAGAAGACTAGAAGTGGTTAGAACCACTATTAAAGAAATTGCTACGGCAATGAAGGTGGGTGATGTACCCCATAAGATTGTTTTGTTAGATGAAATGGATGGTATGACACCGGATGCTCAAAATGCATTGAAACGCATAATGGAAAGATATAGTCATAATATTAGATTTGTTATTACTTGTAATAATAGACATAAAATCATTACACCTTTGCAATCGAGATGTGCAAACTACTTATTTGTAAAGATAAGTAATGAGGACATAAAGATTGTATTGCAAAGAATTATAGATAAAGAGAACATAACTACCATTAGCGAAGGTGATTTAGAAACGTTTATATCTGCCATCGGGGGTGACTTGCGTAGAGCAATCACGGAGTTACAGGCTTCGGTTGCGAGCAATACGCCCTTAACAATACAGATAACTAGAATGATGGAACCTTACGATGATTTGTTGAACCTCATTCTTGATAAGAAATACGAATTAGCACTATCAAAAATGACAGAACTGTTAGCCTTATCGGTAGATATGAAAACCATTTGTATTCATTTACATGATAGCATAACTATAGGAAGAGGTAAAGATTTGGGGCCATTAGTTAAATTCAAACTATTAAGAGTTGTAGGTGAAACAGAGTGGAGAAGTAGTAATATGACACCGAAGTTATTAGCCGGATGGATGATAGGACAGATGATATAATGGATGGAGTATTAGTAGTAGTATTATTATTCTTTCTATGGAGAGCGTTGTTTGGGGGGCAACATCATTGACTAGTTCTGAAGCAATGGCAGTAGGTTGTGTTGGAGTAATCTGTTATGGATATGCAACACTACAATTTCTACGGTTTATACATAAGGGGAAATAAATATGGCTAAGAGTATATTAGACTTAAATGATGATGGGAAGATTGATATGGGAGACATAAAGCATCTTCTATTGAGATATGAAATAATCCTTGTTGGAGGATTATTATTGATTGTATTGCCCGTATTAAACGCTATGGGTTTTATTACAGTAAGTAGCGATACGTTCTGGGTATTAGCAGGTGTTGTAATTACAGCAGAAGCACTACTAGAAATATACTACGAAAAACAAAAATTGAAGAATAAGCAATTTATAAGTGAGGATGAGGAAAGATGAGACAGACAAGTTTGACAGAATTTGGATTAAAGGTAAGCATTAGACAAACAGTAATAACGGAGTTTGTTGAATGACATGGGAAGAATATAGAAAAAGAGTTATTAAATATAAAAAGAACAGAAAATATTGGAAGTGAAAAAAATGGATGAATATATACAAAAGGAAATAGCCAAGGCTGCTGAAGTCTTGGAGATGGAAGTATCAGAAGTAGAAGCAAAGTGGCTTGATATTTGTGATAAAAATAATATAACTGCTGATGAAAGCAAGTTAGGACTAAGCCTGTTTAGACAATGGTTTAGTGGAATGAATGCTCTTAAGGAGCAAGACGTAGCACCTGCGGCTACGGGTGGAGGAGGAAACGACTTCATTAAGGAAGCACATGGTTTCTTTATCTCTGCTGAAGCAGCAAGAGATATGGGTAAGTGGCAGAATGACCGTGTAAAGGGTGAATATGATGCTGCACCACAGGCAACCTATGAGGCAGGAAAGGTCGCAATTGTAACGCAAGTGCAAGATGGCTTTGAAGCAAAGCGAATGGATGCAGAAGAGGGTGAAAAGATTGGTATTCTAAAGGAACTACCAGAAAACAATTTTGGTGTTGATTTGGATACTTGGATTGTTCCCCTACATGACCGCCATGCTTGGGCTAATGGTGACAAGAACCCAATGTATGGGAAGCCTTTGCCTCATGCACAATGGATGATGGCAGGAGTCTTTGTTGGAGAAGTAGCCGGAGAAACAGGAACATACTTCTTTTCATACAAGGGAGATGCTTGTAAGGAGTTTACTCCTGAAACGTTTAAGTTAGTAACTGTTCCTTGCATTAAGGACAGAAACTATGGAAACAGAATCTATGGATTCAAGCGCGGAACACTAGAGGGTCTTAAGTATGAAGAAGATACTGATAAGCAGCCTTCTATTACGGAAATGCAAAACTATGTAATGGAACACGCATCTGGTAACTATAGTGCATTATTGAATCTAAACAGATACCACACGCAAATGCAATCTTCTGGTAAGAGAAGCCCAGAACGATTCGTTATTACTGATGGTTCTGTATCTAGTATCAACATGACACCTAATTCATTCGGAACACGCCGAATGACTGTAACTGATATTAATGCTGACTTCGATTATGAAGGCGGTTCTTGGGCTGGAACAACTTGTTGGGTTCCTGAGCATCAAGTGATTGATTTTGGTATCGGTTCTAGCGTGGTTGTTGTGGGTAGAACTTCACAACGCAAGAATGATGACGGCTCTTGGGGAGATGTATCGCTTAACGTTAGCGGTATTCTTTGCACCGAGAACCGTGGAGTAGCAGTTGAGCCATTTGAGGCTCAAGAAGAAGACCTTGATTGGTTTTAGGCTCCAAAAGGGGGGCAACTTTTGGCCCTCTTTTTTGTGCTAGTAGGAGCATTCCTTTTGGAGAACCTACCAAGCGGGGTGAGAAGCCCCCAACATGAGGAATTAAAATGTTTAAAATAGAAAACGGTGTAATTCACGGTATTAGTTTTGCAGTTAAATTATCAACTGTAGAATTTCTAACGTGGAGAATGAATGAAGATACTTTTATGTATTGGCTTAAGTTTCATCTGCCTTCTGCTAAGGAGATTAGAATCCAAGTAGAAGAAGAAGACTTAAGAGATATAATTAATGAATGGGGAAATGGAAATATAGAATTGGAATTGGTGAATGAAGATGGATTGGACAACTGAGAAAAAAGGTAGTGCAGTAACTAAAGAAAACTTAGAAACTGCTGATAAGATTAAGAATGAAATTGATAAGGTCAATTTCGGTAAGGAACAAGAAGAATGGAATAAGCAATATGCTAAGGCTTTCTTGAAGAAGAGAACCGAAAAGAGCAGAATTTGCTGTGGCCTTTGGGGTGACCCAAAGAGAGGTAAAACAGGAGTAGCCTTAGATTTTCCTGATAGACCAATCTTTGTATTAGATTGGGATAGAGGAGTTGAATCTATTTGGCGAGAGCATCATGGTGCAGATGAAAGAATAAAGGTATTCTGTCCTATTGTCAAAGATAAGGATAATATTATTGATATTAATAAGTCTGAAAAGAACTCACTTATGTTCATAAACATGGCTAGAGTTTTCATGCAGGATAATCCTGATGAAAAACCTGTGTTTGTATTCGA